CAGTGCCGCTAAACGGTGCATCGCCAGGGTGTTTCTGCAAAAACGCATAGCGCACAGCGCGGCCAAACTTATCGACTTCAACACCCATGCGCCATTCATTGCCATTAACGCTGGCCTTGCCTGTGTAGGTCTCGTCTAGCTGATCGCTTTCAAAGAGCTGCAACGCAAACGGGATCTGGCTGCCGCCAAACGGACGACGGATCACCCTGACAAACACCTCGCCAGATTCACACATCGCGCCAACAATCATGCGCTCAATGTCGGCAAAGCACAGGCGACCAGCAACGTCGCAATAACTCTTATATCCCCAGTATTTCCACGCCTTCTCAATCCTGTTGTTTAGATCTTCATCAAGTCGCCCGCCACGCTGCATCAGCACCTGGGCCTGCAGCTTGATGCCTGTGCCGATGACGTTGTTCATCACGGCGCGCTTCGCTTGTCGTGCGTAGTCAGAGTCCCGCACCAACTGACGTGCGCGGTTGCGCAGCCTGGCAAGACTGCCGTGAACCTCAGCATCAGCACTCGTCCCGCCAGTCACCCAGCTAGACGTGAGACGGCTCATCGTCGCGCCTTCGTACTGACGCCGCCTTGGACGGCGTGGCTCATAACCAAGAGCCCGAAAGAGTCGAGTTGCGAGGCTCATCAGAAACGAACAAAGAGATTAAAAGGATCGCCCTTGCCATTGGCAATCAGCGCAGCACGGCGTTCACGCTGCACCTCAAACTTGAGCTTAGATTCCAAAGCAATAAGATCCGACATTTCGTAGCGGGTCAAATTACGCCCAGCCACGCTGTAGCTCTTAACAGCGTTGCCATTAGCAATATCTCTAATTGCTTTTTGAACAGCTGCTAAGTCCTTCTCAGCCTGCGTGCGCCCATCAAAAGCATCGGCGCTGCCTGTGTAATCAAGGCCAGCCAAAACCTCAATCTGGCCAGATGCAAGCGTTACAGCCTCGCTGTCCTTGGTCGCAATAGCTTGAAAAAACCAGTTGCCAGCGTCAAACCCATCAGAGTCTGTTGAGCTAATGGTGAACTCCCAACCTGTGCCAAACGCTGTGCCCGTTGCTGTATGCGCCTCGTGGTTAGTGTTTGTCCGAAAGTAATACTTCAGCGTGTAATCACTGCTAGTAATTGAATTTCCAAGATTGTCTCTGCTCGCGTCAACTCGCCATTTAATCGTGTCGCCTGCCCTGATTTTGTCCGGTAACTGAGTCACGGTCTTACCAGTTGTTGACGAACGATGGCTCGGCTGACTTTGCCTTTGCTTCCTTCGATCTTAGCGGCTGCTCAAGGCGCTTTTCCAGTTGATCCCAGATAGTCCGGCGATCAAACTTGCGATACATCAGCTGAAACACTGCATAGGAATAACAAAGGGTGTCCAAGCTTTCATTGCGCTTGCCAGGCTTTAACACCCATACCCGTTCAGGGAATCCATTGCGAAACTTGATCGCCTGTTTTTCAGCGGTCAACATCTCGAAGTATTCCTGTCCCGTCGTGGCGTGAAAGTGCAAATAACCCTCGCCTGGCTCAGCGTGACGTAGCCGGCCCATCAACGTGTTCTTGCAAGTGTCGGTGCCAATGCCATACAACACCGCGCCCTTTTTAATCGCCTTGCCGCGTGAGTTGATGTCAACGCGCGACGGCTTGCCAATCGCTGGTTTGTTCCGCTGACTCAAACCCTTGATGGCAATGACGCCCTGGGCCTTGCGTTCGCGCGCGTACTGATACACCTCACTGGTCGCCATACCGCCGGAGTCAACAGCAGTGAAATCAGCCTTCAGGCTGCCGCCCAGCTCATGCGGCCACTTGCGCATCACAAACTGATCAAGCTGCTTCCACACCGCAGCCTGCGTCGGATCACCAGCAATCTCTTGGTACTGAATCAGCCAGGCTTCCTCATTGCGACCCCAGCCCCACACGCTCACCGCTAAACGTTCATTCAGCGTTCCGCCGCCACCCTGAACGTCAACGCCGATCGTCACTGACAACACACCAGCCGGCAACGTGCCTTCGTCATAGTCCTCACAACGCTCAAGCAACACGTCTGCGCTCATCGCGCTCGCATAGTCATCAGAGAACGTCTCGCCCAGCGTGGTGTTGATCCAAACTCGCAACGCCTCAGGGTTTGACTTGGCCTCTAAAAACTCAGCGACAAGATCAGCCCAGCGCGCGTTTGGGCTGTAGCTGTATGCCGCCCAAATATGAAACCCTGCGTGCTTGCCGTTGCCCGGCGCAGTAGCTCGCCACTCACCACGCTCAACCATCCACCGCTTCTTACTGTGCGGAATCAACGTGCCGCAGCTCTCGCACGCATACGCCGCCGTCTCAGGGTTGTTGTCAATCCACTTGATGTTCGCCCACTTCAGGTACTGCATGTGCCCACAGTCAGGACACGGCACGTAATACCGCCGCTGATCTGACTCGCCAAACATCCGCTCAATGCGGCTGAAATCTTTCACCGTTGGCGTGCTGCCGGCAATGATCTTGCGGTTCCAGTAATACTCAGTTCGCTTGATGCCCAACTTGATCTGATCGCCCTCAGACCCTGCTGACGCCGGATAACCGTCAACCTCATCAAACAGCACAATCCTTCTGCTCACACGCCTAAAGCCACGCGGTGAGTTGGCCCCCACCAGCGACAACGTGCCGCCGGGAAAATTCTTCTGCAAAATTGTGTTGTTTCCGTCCTTTGCTTTCGACTCACTTACCAAGCCAGCCAGACAAGGCGTGTCCCTCAACATCGGGGCAATCTCTTCCTTTGAGTAGCCCTGTGCGTCCTCAACAGTCGGTTGCACAACCATGATCGGACAAGCGTCCTGATGGACGTGATAACCAATCGCGTGGTTGATCATCTTGGTGTAACCCACACGTGCTGACTTCATCACCGTGATCTGCTCCACAGCCGGATCAGTTACCGCATCCATCATTCCCTTCTGATACGGCAGCGTGTGCCACCGGCCTGCCTCAGCACTCGATTCAGCAGACAAAAACGCATAACGATCAGCCCACTCACTTAGCGTCAACTTCTCCGGCGGACGGAACGCCTCTAAAGCTCCACGCATCAGCTCAGTAATGTCAGCCATTAGCCAAGTCCTCCAGGGCTTCGCGCACAATCTCCTCAAGCGCCACAAACGCATCCGCAGGGATCTCCGGTATGCGCTGTTTAGCTTTCGACGGAACCGCCATTATTTTCGTTCGCGTTATCGCAACTAAGTCACCCCAAGCCTTTGACACCTCATCAGCACGCACCAGCTCGCCTTCCTTTTCCGCACGCTCAAGTTCCATCAGCTCAGCCTTCAACCACTCAGTTCGCGCGCGGCTTTCGTTGTAGTCCGGTAAATCCTCTGCTGTTCTTACAACAGTTTTTGGCTCGGGCTTTGAAACTCTTGAATTCACATTGCGCATTCGGCTCCGCGCATTGCCCCACTGTTCCCTCAACGTCTCACCGTTAATCCATTCCTTGCCATCACGCTCAACCGGAACGATTCGGCCCTTCTTTATCGCGTGAGTGATAGCAGCTGGACTAACTCCCAAAACTGTTGCTGCTTCGCTCTTACTGATCAGCATCTTGCTTTAGCAGCTTTTAACTTAAGTAAAATAAGACTAAAGCACTTAAAAGAAAGGGCTAGCTGTGCCCGCCAGGCCCTTTACAAATACTGGTACTTATACCTAGCTAAACATCGAGCCTTCGGATGACCCACGACCGATAGGGCAAAAAGGACCCAAGGGGTGGGGGTGGGGTGATTCTGATTCTCAATAAGGACGTCAGATGAAAAAGCCTCTTCTTAAGTCTGCGCGTCCTGCCTTAACGCTGGCCGCCACATTGCGGTGGAGGAAGTGACGCAAGTAGCTGCCAAAGTTGCGTTGAGCGTTGCGTTCCATTTCTGGCACGAGGCGAGTGAGTTTGTTGCCGTACGAAAGGGACGGGAAGCCGATAAATACTGCCTGCAATCTGTTATTAGCAGCGAAGCGACGATAGATGCCATAGGGGCGCTTACCACCGCGTGGCTTGCCTGCGAAGTAGTTAGAGCCGCCGGACAGGTAGGTGGTACTCATGCCGCTCTTAATGCTGCGGATAACAGGACGCGGCACGTTGCCGAATCTGTCGAGCTGCCCACTTAATGCTGTTGTTGGCACAAGGCGCAGATTGGCTGGGATGCTCTGACGTGCTGCTGCCTTGAGATCTCTTTCCCAGCGGCGCACAGGACGATTGCCGCCTTGGATGTTGCCAACGATGTAACGGTTGGCCTTGTAAGGACGATCCTTAGGCAGGATTGTCACTTGCAGATTGCGCTTGGTGGCGACAGTTGCGCGTAGTGCTGTTTGCTCTTTGGGCTTGTCGAGCTGGCTGCTTATGACACCACGAGAAGCGTTGAGCACGCTCTTCTGCTTGCTGCCGGGCAAGAACTTTGAGCCCTGTGCTGTGGCGTTTAGCGCCTGCGATACAGAAAAGGGGAGCTGCTTGGTGTGCTCGTTCGTCCACTTGATTGCTGTAGGCAGCTCAGATTTGATGTCAAGTGTGATTGCCATTGGCTGCCTGGGTTTTAACCCAGTATTGCT